GAAGGTATGTTTGGGCCAATCTTTATACCACCCCAAGTTTCATTAATCCAGATCCAATCAATATGTTCTCCATATACTAGATTATCTTTTGTTTTGTTTTTAAACAATCTAGTATCATAGACAGGTTTGTCTTCTACTTTATAGTCTTCAGTTATTATCTCATTTATTACTTCACCATTCTCAGCTATTTTAGTAAGATGCCCAATCTTCCGCTGAGACTTCCAGTAACCTGTAGTTACTCTTAATAGATATGCGGTACCTTGATCAAAGTAATCTTCTCCTTCAGACATTATTTGAGCTATAATATCTCCTCCATCTAGCACTGATCCTGCACGCATTGTGGTATACTGTCTGTATGCTAATGAAGGCATGTTAACATTCCACTCATGACTTTTAGTTCCGTCATAGTATGTACCATCATTTTGATAACCACCAACTATATAACCACCGGATCTGATAGGATAGATTGCTTCTAAAGCCTCTAATTGATCTTTAGTCATAGCATAACCATATCTGTCAATTACATCAGCTACAGTCATCATGTCTATCTTACCTACCCAGTTACCTTGTGATATATATCTGGCATCCGGTGACTTGTGATAAAATGTAATAGGCGGGTTCCACAACTCTACTTCATAATCATCTTCCATCATGCGGAAATGCCAGAACTCTCTATCTGTAATAAGCATGTCACGGAAACCTCTTTCTTCAAGTTCATCCATCTTAAATCTTTCAACATCTACTTTATGTTGATGAGATGCCCATTGTTCTGCCATAGATCTGTAGTCTTTCTTAAAGAATGATTCTATTTCAGGAAGAGACTTGAGTTTGTCCGGACTCAATTCTGCTTGTGCTTCTTCAGAATCAGGAACTTCTTCAACAGCTACTCTTTTTTGCTCCAGCATTTCATTATAAGAGTATTCATCTACTGCTCTATAAACAAGCTTAGTTGATCTCTTTGCAAATTCAGCTACTAGAACATTAATAACATTTGGGATAATAGGATAGAACTTTAACTCTAATGCAGATACATCTTCTTTTGTTAGTACTTCTACTATATCTCTATAATCATTATCTTCTTCAACTATATAATCTGATCTATCTATTACACCTTTTGCAAGTTTATAGTTCTTCATTAATCTGCGGGCATTTCTGCGGATTTGTTTCAAACCATTCCACTCTAACCAGTCAAGATTCCATGCTGCCCACTCATCATCTTTATCTTTTTTTAATAAAAACTGTAAAGGCTGAGTAATACTACCCATTCTATTATGAGATACCTTCTTGCCTTTCTTAGCTTCTAATGCGTTTATTATTTGCATAACACTTATTTAAGATTCTTAAATGGGGATCTTTTAAATCCCTGTCCTCCAGAATAAAAAGATTTACCCATATGCCGGAACGGACTACTCTTTAATTTAAACAAATTTTCTGACTTTTGCAAGTTTTTAGCTGCATCATCCATGATTGTTCTTCTTGTATAACCTCTATTAGACTGCTGTATTCTCATAAATGCAACAAGTGCACAGAATGAAACTAGCCTATCCACGTTGACTCCATCTGCATATGCTCTCATTTCTTTAAGTAACATAGGGTCAGGAATCCTTTCTATACCGTATTTAGTTCTAACTATACTACCATCTGTCTTTGTTTCTATATCTAATTCTTCTTTAGTATATTCTATAGCATAACTAAGAAGGTGAGCTTTGAATAAAGTACCAGTGTTTTTCCAGCCATATTCCTGGAATACATTAGCATTAGCTCCTAGATCTTTTAAGAACATGATCTGACTCTTAGGTACCAAGTATCTTTGTTTCTTTCTAGATATCATATACTGAATAAATAATGAGATGTTATTCTCTATTACTGTCCATGCATTATACCACTCTATAATCAACTCTAGTCTCTGGTGTGTTTTATTAATATCATCAAACCTTCCGCACCATGCAGCAACAATTTTATCTGGTTCTACATAAGTCTCTGTTTCTGTACCTGTTACTTTAGTTACTTCTACTGGTGCTTTCATTACATATATAGAACATAATGATTCTGAGGTAGTTGTATTATGTGTAACTAGAGCATGTTCTGTAACATAAAGATTATCTGGTGCATCAACAGATATACATATAGCTTCTGCATCATCAATATATTCTATATTTGTTATGTATCTACTAAATACTTTTGATGGTTTATAGATTTCTCTTTTTCTTTTTAATCTAAAAGGAATTAAACCTTCAGGTAATAAAACTCTTACAATATAGGAATCTAAATGAGTTGTTTTTTTACATCTTATTTTTGCTATTCCTCCTAGTGATTGTACTAATTCAACAACTTGATAAGCCATTATTTTTGATGATGAATAAAATTCAACACCATGATTTGAATAAGAACCATCTGTATCCATTAAACCTTGTAGTAAAAGAAGTCTTTTGTATATACTTGAATACATGTATTGATCAGGTATATGTTTATCTTCTGATCTTTTACCTTTTAAACCTAATGCTTTTAATTTTTGTGTTAATGAATTTCTTGAACCAATTTTTGTTACAATAGCATAATCACAATTTGAATTTTTTACTTTTTTTATCAATAAATCATCATCTAAGAGGTCTTTAATATAAGTAATTAATTCTTCATCAACTGTACTAAACCTAATAGATTTTTGTGATAACCCTCCATCACCTAAAAGTAATCCTAACAAGTAAGGATGAACAGACAATTCTGGATAACCATTAAAAAAAACTGGTTCAGCAATAGGAATAGACCATTTATTTCTATTTTGCTTATCTTTATAATAAGTAGAAATTGTGTATTCTTTTTTAATATTTCTACCTACACCGTTATAAGTAATTGTTTTAGTAATGTCTAATAAATCTTTTACAGAAAGTGTGTTGTATCCCTTTGTACCACCATTTAATTTTACATTCCACAAGTGATCTTCACATACTTTAATACTATGCCCATCACTAAATGTAATTTTACATAATTTTTTAATACCTTGAGGATATACACCAATTACATTTATTGGTTGACCATTAGAACCAATCACTTGATCTCCTATTTGTATGTCGCCTATTCTTTTTCTACCTGTTGGAGTATATAACATATTATCAACATGTTCTGCTTTACCTTCAGACACGGGGTCAATAGATGCATAATACTGTCCAAATGCAGGATCTTTTATTGGTCTTTCCCATACAACAAGTACACCTGTTTTATCCTCTGTATTCTTAGTTACAGGGAATTCCATTATAGGTCTTTTATTAGATGCTTTAACACTAGGCTTCCCATTCTCATCTGTTGAGATATCTAAGAACTCATATGCATATTCTTTATCTTCTATTCTTCTTTCCTGTGCTGTAACAAGATGTGTTGGGAATACAGATACTGTTCTATGTGCAAATGCTTCTTCTACATTTCTTGGATGCTGAGAAATCCTCAACTGGTATGTCTCTGGGTCTAATTCTTTTTTCCAAACTTCAAACTGTTTGTCTAAAGCTTCTAAGGCTTCAGTAACAAGTGAGTTACCATATTTATCAATATATGGAGGCATTGACCATTGTTCAGGTATGAACAGTCCGGATAAACCAATAGTACCTTTAGAGTCAACAAGATTTGATTCTACTGAATACACATCATTATCTAAAGGTTTTACAATCATTTTTCTTAATGGCTCACATTGAGACAAGTCACCCACAGATCCTGCAGCTATAAACATCCCTGTTGTAATTAAACCAGATCTCATGGCAGGACGCATGTACTCATATGTCTGATCCATCTTAGGAGCAATCCCTGCTTCCTCATGAAAGAAGTACTTAACTGGACCCCCTACACCATTTGTAGGATCTTTCTCAAATGACATACCTTGTATAGTACCTTTAAGACCTACCTCAGCTTTTCTATTACCTTTTCTGACCTCAATCTTTTGTTGCCACATCATTACTTTGTCTGGTGACATAGGACGGTACCATGCAGTATGCTCATTTAAGAATGCTGCATATTCCTGTAGGAATTTCCAGGATCCTTTCTCATTTATATAATCCTTGAGACTTGCTCCAACTTTAAGAGTAACACCGGCTTCAAACCATTGCTGGTTTATAAGCTTACCCATATGGTAGTAGGAAGAGGCTATCTGACGTTTCTTTAAGATAGCTACATGTTTATAATTTAGTTCTGCTAATAGTTCATATAAAGCCATATGATACTGGGCATCCCGGATATCAGCAAAACCAAATTGTTGTATTTCTTTATTAAAGATAGGCAAGAAGTTAAGCCACATATAGTACTCTCTTGCTAAGAACCAAGCTTTAGTCCCGTGTT